GTTCCAGGGTATAAAAACTTTGCGACAGATACGATATTTTCACACAACACACCAGAAATCTCCGCTGCATTAGACATTTATTCCGAAGAAACAACAACACCAAGTGAACAGGGTTATATTTTAACAATACACTCAGACTCTAAAAGGGTTAAAAGTGTTTTACAAGATTTGTTTTACAATATTTTAGATATTCAAACAAATTTACCAATGTGGACTAGAAACGTTTGCAAATACGGTGATAATTTCATTTTTTTAAAAATAGACAATAAAAAAGGTGTCATCGGGTCATCACAATTAACTAACATTGAAATCGAAAGAAAAGAAGAAGGTTTATTCCCAACAAAACCGGAAGGTAATTTAAACCAAGAACCAAATAAAACTAAACAGGTAACTTTTCGTTGGCGTGAAAAAGCAATGGATTTTAATCCCTGGGAGATTGCACATTTTCGTTTATTAGGTGACGATAGAAGATTACCATACGGAACTTCAATGTTAGAAAAGGCAAGACGTATCTGGAAACAATTATTATTATCTGAAGATGCGATGTTAGTTTATCGTGTTGTTAGAGCACCAGAAAGACGTGTTTTTAAAATTTATGTCGGTAATATTGACGATAAAGATGTTGATGCTTATGTACAAAAAGTCGCTAATAAATTTAAAAGACAACAAATAGTCGACCAAAAAACAGGTCAGGTAGATTTACGTTACAATACATTAGCGGTTGATCAAGATTATTTTGTTCCAGTTCGTGATCCAAACGCACCAAACCCAATAGATACTTTGGCTGGTGCATCAAATTTGGGGGATATTGCTGATATTGAATATATCCAGAAAAAACTTTTAACCGCTTTAAGAGTACCTAAAGCTTTTTTAGGCTTTGAAGAAGCGGTTGGGGAAGGTAAAACCCTTTCTTTATTGGATATTCGATTTGCGAGGACAATTAATAAGATTCAACAATCAATGATTCAAGAATTGAATAAAATTGCGATTATTCATTTATATATTTTAGGGTTAACAGATGATTTAAATAATTTTTCTTTAAACCTTACCAACCCATCGACCCAAGGTGAGATGTTGAAAATCGAACAATGGAAGGAAAAAGTTACTTTATATAAGGATTTGGTGTCACAGATTGATGCCGGATTCGCACCGACTTCACATATGTGGGCAAAGAAAAACATTTTCCACTGGACGGACGAAGAAATTAAAGTTGATGATGAACGTCAAAGACTTGAACGTGCCGCAACTAAAGAACTTGAGGGTACCTCTGAAGTTATTAAAAATAGTGGTCTATTCACTCGTGTTGATAAGATATACGGTGAAATTAAATCCACTCCACCGACAACGGGTGGTGAGGCTGAACCAGGTGGGGCTGGGGCTGAAGCAGGTGGTGGATTTGGTGGTGGTGATTTAGGTGGTGGTGATTTAGGTGGATTTGGTGGTGAGGCTGAACCAGCTGGTGATTTAGGTGGGGGAGAAGCTGCTGGAGGAGAGGCCACTGGAACCGAAACAGGTTTTGGAGAAGGTTTTCGCAACCAAAGCAAAAATATTATTGACAAATTATTAATGGAAGGCATTAGTAAAAACGAAGATATTATGATGATGACCGAAGGAATTAAAAAATTAATTGGTGAAAGTGATGAAGATTTAAATGATGATGATGAATTATTACTAAATTCCTAATATTTATATATTAAAAAACATAATTATGAATTTTGGAACATTGAAAGACACATACGCAAAAATTTTGGTAAATTCTTATATTACCGAATCAAAAATTAATAAAAAATTTTATAAACAATTCATTAAGTTGGTTGCTGAAAATGAAATTTTAAAAACACAGTTTGTTGTTTATAAAAACATTGAAAACGGTTACTTTGATTCTGATGTAAGTGCTGTGGAATACTTAAAAGAAAATATTTCTTTATTTGAAAAATATAATAAAAAAGATATTATTGAAGAAAATATTTTACTACAAAAAAAATTGGGTAAACCCATTGAATCTAAATCAAAAGAACTTCACGAAGCGATACACAATTTAATTACTTTAAAAAAAGGTGTTGAAACTGTTAACACTTTGATTGAATCGTTTGAGGTAATTAAAAAATGGTTAACTACGGTTAAAACATTAAACGAAAATAGTAAAGAAAAACCTAAAGTTGATGCAAACAAATTTTTAAATATTGTTGTTAAAAAATATAATGACAAATATTCAAACATTTCTGAAGAAGAGAAAAAAGTTATTAAAGCAATACTTTCTGAAAATTTAAAAGAAAAAGAAACAACATTAATAGAGTTTAAAAATGAGACTATTGATTTACTTAATAAATTCATAAAAGAACACAACAATAACACAGATGTTAAACTTAAATTATACGAGGCTAAAGATGTTATTAATGAATTAAACTTCAATAAAGAAACTTTTAAAGAAGATATTATGAAAGTTTATGAACTTAAAAATAGTTTAAATTAAAATAAACCCATCGAAAGATGGGTTTTTTGTTTATAGAGGTTTTTTTATAGAAAAATTTATATTACTATTAATATAAAATAACAAAAATTAATAAAAATAAACAATTATGAGCAAAGTTTTTTTAGAGTACGTCTGGTTGGATGGAAACAATCCCCAGGTACTTCGAAGTAAAACAAAAGTTACCGATGAGATTGAGATTTTGGAATCCAAGGGTAACTCAAAACAAGGTTACCCAGAATCATACCCACTATGGAGTTTTGATGGTAGCTCCACTAAACAAGCGGGTGATGATCGATACGGTTTTAAAGGTACTGATTGTATTTTAAAACCCGTCTATGTTGTTGAAGACCCTTTTAGGGGTAAAAGACACAAATTAGTATTTTGTGAGGTCTTTAACCCAGATGGGGTTACACCACACAAATCTAACACCAGGTTTATTTTAAGGGAACTTTTATCAAGTCTTAAATTTAAAGAGTTTGATGCAAATCATTCTGAAGTACCTTGGTTTGGTTGGGAACAGGAATATGTAATTACTCACGCACCAGAAAAAACAAATCATTTTAAATACGGAGGAGGTTTACCTTTAGGTTTTGAAGCAGTTGAAGGTGGAAAACCAAGACCACAAGGTGATTATTATTGTGGTGTTGGGGGACTTAATATCATTGGTCGTGAAATTGTTGAAGAACATCTTCAAAGATGTATTGAAATCGGTTTAGACGTAGGTGGTATTAATGCCGAAGTTCTTATCAGTCAATGGGAATACCAAATAGGTCCTGTGACAGCACTTAACGGTTCTGACCAACTTTGGGTTTCTCGATACATTTTAGAAAGAATTGCTGAGAAAAAAGGTTATGGTATTTCGTATCACCCAAAACCGGTTACCGGTGATTGGAATGGTAGTGGGTGTCATGTTAATTTTTCAACAAAAGAAATGCGTGAAAAAGGTGGTCTTAAAAAGATTTTAGAAGCTTGTGAAAAATTAAAAGAAAGACATTTAGAACATATTAAAGGTTATGGTGAGTTTAACGAAAAACGTCTAACCGGTAAACACGAAACTTCTAGTATGGAATCTTTTAGCTTTGGTAATTCTGATAGGGGTTCAAGTATTCGTATACCAGTTCATACATACACAAACGAAAGAGGTTATTTTGAAGATAGGAGACCGGCGGCCAACTGTGATCCATACAAAGTTTCTAACTTAATGATAGAAACAGTCTTTAATAAGACTGACATAACAATACCCTAATCTTTTATACATGAAAAAAGGCAAAGAAATTAAACTTAACCTACCTTATAATTATAATGTAATTTCAGGAACCGTTGACAACAAAAACCCAGAATCAATCTATATTCAAATATCGGCTTGGGGGAAACCAAAAGATAAAAAAGAAAATTACGATTCAATTATTCGACAAAAATCAAAAACAGTGAAAAAAAAGTTATTTAATTTTATAGATACCGAACAGTTTTTCCCAAATATTATTGTTGATTTTAATATGGCATCCTCTGGTGTTAATTTTGATAAAAGAAGTTATATGTCGGTTGAGATGACACTTTTTCAGAAAAACCCATTACCTGTAAATTCCGATAAACTATTACCGACATTGAATAAAATATCAGAAAAGATCATAACTGATATATTTGAAAAAGACGAAGATTTTAAGTTTTATAAACGTAAAAGATAAAAAAATCCCCGAAATATTTCGGGGATTTTTTTTTATAAATACTTACTGCATATTTATAAAAAAATATGCACATGAAAATAATTAAACCAGGAGAGTCGGGAACAGGAATTCTCGTCGAATACGATGCGGGCTATCTTTCCCCAGATTTATCATATAAAGGAATTAGTAATAAAGATTTAATTAGAGAATTTAAATCGGGCACTAATATCGGTAAGGATGGTTCATTACCAGAAGTAATTACCATGTATGCCGTACTTCA